TCTGATCAGTTCTTGTACTTGGACGTTTTGTACCGTGTAGGTATGGTGGAGAAAGCAAACCCGGATCGCATTGATGTGTTGTTGAATTGGCATAGAGTTGCTATTGCCCGTGCGCGGTGCTTAGCTCTCTCTGAGCTTGTTCTTCGTGATGGAACATCCATTTCACAAACACATGCTGGGATGCAAAAGTCAGGTAGTTACAACACGTCTAGCACAAATTCTCACATTCGTGTCATGCTGCGTATGGTGGCTATTGGCGCATTGAATGTTGAGTACAATTGTGATGCCCCTATTCAGCCATTGCATATGGTTGCTATGGGAGACGATGCTGTTGAAGCTTTTCCGTTGGTTAGTCCTGGTTATGATTCCATGGACTCTGAGAGTGAGATTGATGATGACGAGATGCTTGGGGCATTGTCCCAGCATTATAGCGCATTTGGCTTTCATATGAAGCAGCTCCAAATTGTGCAGTACGTCAGGTACATCAACCCATTCAACAGGCTGACGTGGAGGCTTCCCAGCTTTGAGTTTTGTGGTCATATCTACTCGGTGGAACCTCAGTTTGTTTCGCCAGGTGAGACCAAATGGGTTTACAAGTGGTATCCCACTCGTCCTGAGAAGCTTTTATTGAATCTTCTCGTGAAGCGACCCAACTCAAAGCAGGACTACCATGACAGGCTTTCTGGTTTGAAGGCCAAGTTTGTTCACATGCCTAGCAAGTGGACTAGGTATGAGAAGCTTATTCAGGCGGTTGGGTGGGTTGAGCCTGAAAAGTGATCCAGGCGAGGCCTGATCTTGATTTGAAGAAAGCTAAAGCTATTCCAATTCTAAGATTGAAGATCACACAGAATGCCCAAGAACAAGTCCAAGGCTAAGCCCAGGCAGGCTAAGAAGCAAAACAAGCCTAAGAACGTCCGCAAAGTTGCAAGAACGCAACAGTTGGCCGTCATCAGGAGCAAGTTCGATGCCGCAGCGGCTGCATATGCAAGATTACTCACGAATCCATGCAGAGCAACCCTTGTGCATCCCACTTACCCCGGTGCATCCGGAGGGTACCTCACAAGGTTCTCTCAATACTTCATTTACAACACCGGAGCGACTGACACTACGGGATTTATACACTTCACCCCTGGGGCAATTAGCTCGGATAATACTGATTTCCTTGTTTATTCTGGTGCTGGTACTGCGCTTGCTGCTACAGCCCAAGGGGCCCTTCTCGGAGGCAGAAGCTTCCTCACAGGAAATGCTTCGGCTGTTAGATGCATTGCCGCTTGTGTGACTGTGATGTACAGTGGGACAGAGGTGGACAGATCCGGCCGCATTCATTATGGTATCACCAATGGTTCTCTAGTCGATGGCGGTCAGAGCGTCGTCCCCAATGACATTATGATGGCAATGGAGGGCGTTATGCGTACCCCAGATGAGATGATTGAGATAAATTGGCGGCCTAATGATTGGGACGCAAATTTTGTTGATCCCACGGCTGGTATGTCTCCGTTGCATAAGGACAAAGCTTCAGCTGTTACAGTAGGTTGGGTTGGTGTTAAGTCGGCTGTGCCGCTCACCTTCAAGATTACCGCTGTGTACGAGTGGCAACCTAAGATTGCAACGGGCATCTCAATGGTCACCAGTTCTCACAGTTCTAGCAAGAGTTCCTTGTCTGATGTTTTAGACATGATTGACAAGGCTGGCAAGAACCCCTGGGTTAGAATGGCGGGAAGAGCGATGGCCGGTGTTTCCGGTATGATGCGAGGTGGAGGCAGTATGATAGGGTATTGATGGAGTACCAATCTCCGTAACCTTGGCGGTTTACTCACACAACCGAGAAAAGGGAGGGTCTCTGATATGCGGGCCTTAGTGGGAAGATGGCGTTATGGAGCCTTTGCCCACAGTATATTTCAAGCCGAGCTCTGGGTACTCGGTGGTATGCCCTGAGACCTATTTTGGGGGGCTTGCCCGATTCAACCTGAGAACGGGAGCACGAGCCTGTCAACGTTTAACAGGCCCTTTAGCGCTATGGGAGGATACACATAGCCGATTG